AAAATCCTGTTTTGTCCAGGCGGTTTTTTCGTCCAGCGTCAAAGGGTAGCCGTAATCCTGGACGGTCAATAGGAGTTCGTGGATATTCCCCTCTATCCTGGAAAAGTCCGTCGCAAGGTCCATGCAGTCGTCAGCGGTCCAGTCCGTCTTGGGTGTAATCCACATCAGGCGATCACCTCCACCGTTGCAATCAGGCCGCCCGTCAGGTCGATATCCATGCGGGATATGTTCCCGGTCACGTTGCCGAACCTCGTCGGCACGGATATACGCGCCCCGCAGTCCAGTCCGGCGGTCCATGGCGTCTTGAGCTTGATTTTGAGTGATTTGGCGTAATAGCTTTGCAGGCGCGCCTTGACTGCATCCGCATTGACGACGGTAATAAGATGGATACCGGATACGCTCACGGCCTGCCCGCTCCCGCTCGCGGCGCCCTTGCTATAGCTTGTCTCCGTCACCTTGTCACCGCTGACGACAATATACAGCGGTCCGGGATCCTCTGCCGCCCAGGCCTCAAGCGTTGCAAAGTTATATCCGGTCCTCCCCGGCACCTCAGACCAAGTTCCGCCCATGGCGGACTCGATGCGGCCGACCACGTTGTGCCCGATGCCGTCGAAGGTGTGCCTATACGTCTCTCGCGTCGGGCTTATATAGACCGGGACCGTATCGTACAGGCCATCCGTCTCGACGGCATAGCCGTATACCTCGATAATGGTCCCGGGCACCGTGTCCGTCTTGGAGACCGTCGGCTCTCCCAGCACGTCGCCGCTTTGTAGCAGGATCCCGGCGCCTGATTGCGACGGTGACGAGATGACTAGGGAGCCGTCTCGGCCCGTCCGGGCATACCCGCCGCAGGATAAGCAGATATGCGCCAATGCCTCTTGCACGCTTATATCCGGGACATACCCTTGTATCGATTGCGACCGTATAGACGTATCGGCCGATCCGGTCGCCCCGCACACCGCGAAAAAGTCGTCGATCAATTGCCCAGCCGTGGCGCTGTCGGATGAGGCGTAGAATTTGGACGCATAGCTATCGCCGGATATTTTGCCAATGATGTCGATGGCCGTCAGCTTGGCCGTGCCGGTGTTGGTGCCCTCCCAGGTGTCGAGGTAATACACACCGCCCGGATAGGCTGTGCCGTCCCGCAAAAACTCCACCGTCAGGGGCATCCCTTTTTTCAGATAGTTGTAGATCCCGTCCGGGTTGACCGGGTTTAACCGATGATCCGGGTCGAGCACCGTAAAGCGCAGGGAGTTGGCCGGGACCGACCCGCCGGACAGGTCGGCTTCCTCGATCACCGACGCCGATACCAGCGTCTCCCCGTCATACACCATCTTCTGCCCGAAATCGATTTCCTGTATTTTGACATACCTATACGGCTCATCCGTGAGGGTGGCTATGATCTGAAGGCCGTTGAAGCCCTCGACATGGTTTTCCACGAACACGGTTTGCAGGGTGTTCCCGGCCACGTCCACAGAGGATTTGACGCTCCCGTTATATAACCACCGCACCGTGAATGCGGACAGGTGGGTGGTGCCGTCGAAGTGGATGGTGATCCCAATAGAGGTATGGAGCGATGCAAACCCACAGGACAGCATAGGGGACGTTGGATACAGCCTGTTTGACCCGGACATGGATGCAGACCAATACCCCAGGTGGCAGCCCGCCGGCGTGCCCGGGAACAGCCGGGACGACCCGTCCAGGCGGTATACACCAGGTTCCCCCGATATATACCGCCCGAACTCGTCCGGGTTCTCGTCAGGGCTCAGGCCGTCCTTGATCTCGCTGTAATCCACCCAGCTTTGAGCACTGCCGCTTGCCGCGTAATACGACGCCTCGTCCTTGGCCGTCTCATCATAGACGCCGAACGATATACGCGCGCCCGTAGGCATGGATATCACCTCTCAATCAAGCTCGCCTGTAAGCTCTGCCACGTGGCCATGCGGCCTTCACCCATGTCCCAATACGACCGCATCGTGACGCCCATGTCCGCACCAACGTATCCCTCGAACGTGTGCATGGTGCCGTTCGGGTGCGGGGCCGTAATGGTGACGTATTCCGGCAGCCCGGCCAGCAGGTCCCACAAGGCGGTAAATTCGGCGCTGTCGGGGATATAGTTCCAGTTTAGGGTATACTTGATCTTTTTGGCCGCTATCTCCCTGTGCAGCTTGTAATCGAGGTCCCGCAAGGCATACTTGTCCATCACGGTATAGGCAACCTCTAAGCCGGACGGGTTCGGGAGCCATACCTCGTCCACTGATATCATGCATTTATCCGGCATTTATACCACCCTCACGACAGACGGACCGGCACGGCGCTGTTCCGCCTCATAGTACCCGGCGGACGCCGTTGCCAGCGTCCGCCCGTCCATGACGATATCCGGGTTGATCTGCTGCACGGCCTCCAGGATTTTTTCGAGCAGCGTTGCTATGACGGGATTTCCCGATGAGCTGATGCCCTTAGCAATCTCCGCGTATACGCTCTGATTGAGCGGCAGCACGGCTTCCCGGTCGTTTCCTTCACCGATCATGGCCAAAGTGGGACCATACGCCAGACCGCCGGACGCGAGTTCCGGGATTTTGGGGATATCGAATCCGACATGAAAACCCTTGGTGATCCCTTTGATCTCCGGTATATCAAAGGAAAGCTTGTTAATTCCACCGATTACGGTGTTGATGAACCCGATAATCGCGTTTAATGGAACTTTCACTATATTTTTGATCTTCTCGAACACTTCAGAAAAAGCGTCTTTGATCTTTCCGATCATTTCGACCCATTTTTCCTTCGTAAACCACGGGGCTATGTTGTCGTTCCACCAATTCGGGATTGCAACCGTAAAAAAGGATACAACGCTGTCCCATCCCTTTTTCACGCCCTCTTTGACGCCTTCCCACAGTTCCTTCCACTTCTCCGATGTAAACCATGGCGCGATGTTCTCATTCCACCAGTTCGGCACAGAGACTGCAAAGAAGTCATAGACAGCGTTCCAGGCGTCCGCAAACCCGTCCACCATGCCTTGCAGAACCTCGTTCCACTTTTCAGCCGTGAACCACGGAGCCACATGTTCATCCCACCATCCGGTGATTTTAGTTTTCCAGGTTTCTACAAAATCGCCGATTGATTTTTTCCAGTGATCTACCCATCCGCCTACCGTGTCCTTAGCTTCCCCGAACTTCTCCTTCAAGGTGGTCAATTGAGATTTAACGCCCTCGATCTTGTTGTCCACCATCAATTCCTTGAAGTGTTCCCAAGCCCCGGAAAAATCACCGTTTAGGAGGTCCGCAATCATTCCGAGCTCGCTCTCCACATCCCGCAGTATGCCTTCCATCGATACAAAAATTTCAGCCCATAGAAAGTCACCAACAAAACTGCCTATGTCAGTAAGGCGGTTGAACATGTCCGCAAGCTTCGGGCCGATCACTTCGAGGATGTCCGCAAGGTCCTTGAAAGCTTTGCTTTCTTTCAGTTTTGCTGTCAGCCTCTCGAATTTTTCTTTAAACTTGTCCAGAAAAGCCAAGAATTTTTGACCGCTGTATTCGGCAACGGGCTTCAGAAAGTTGTCATAGAAGCTTTTATACACGGTTTTGTATCCGTCCAAGACGGAACCAAGACCTTCCGCCGCTATCCTCACAAGATCGATAAAACGCGGCAGAGCCTCTTCCGCCGTCCATTTTGCCATCGGCGCGAATATTTGTTTATAGCCCCACTCCAACCCTTCAAACAAGCTCGATTTGAAAGGCTCCAAGGAGTTTTTCAGACCGTCGAGAGATTCCCGCAGATTATCAAAACGGATGCTTTTTAGGGGTTCAAGCAATTCTCTTGCCTTTTTCACGGCTTTTTCAATGCCGCTCATATCTACCGCTTCATCATCACTGCCCGGAAGTACGGAACCGCCGATGGATGTTCCGGTCCCTGTGCTGGTTGAAGTTTGATTTCCCTGGTCGATCACATGCAGCTCATCAAACCCAGCCAGGGTCTTGTTCAGTGCCTTGGCGGATTTGTTTGCGCTGTCAAGCCCGGCGGCGGTGGTTTCGGCGCCGGACGCCGCCTGCCCCAGGTTCTCTCCGGCGGCCTGTGTCTCGCCGCGCAGGGCGGCAAAAAAGGCGCTGATCCACTTCACCCCGTCGGCCAGCTTGGAAATAAAGTCCGTCAGCGCCGGGAGGACGGTCTCGGTCAGCGGTGCGAACGCCCGCCCCAGCTCCAATTTGAGATTCGTGAGCTCCGCGTTGAATTTCAGCAGGGACGACGCACCGCCGCCCGCCAGCTCGCTCCCGAACTTCTTGGCCGACTGTTCCATGATAGCGAACAGCCGCACCTGCTGCTGTTCCTGGAAGGTCAGCTTTTCCCAGCTCCGCCCGTTGGCGAGCTGTTTGAATGCATCGGTGGTTTCCAGCAGGGCCACATTGACGTTGATTCCCAGGTCCTCGATCGCCTCCGTACTGCCGAGCAGGCCGGACCGGATGCGCTCGTTGACATCCTCCACCGTCCGGCCGGTACGGGATGCAATGACCGCCGACGCTTCAATGAGCTGTTTGGTGTAGGCGGTGGAGGCGGCTGTGTCGGAAATAAAGCCGGAAATCAGGTTACTGTAAGCGTTGCCGTATTTGACGGCGGCGGCCTCCGATATCCCGAACGCGGACGCGGTGTCCTGTGCCCAGGTCATAAACCCGGATTTGCTTGCCCCCATTGTACGGGTGAGGTTATCGATCTGGGATTCGATCTTGATCGCCTCGACGGACAGGTCCGTAAGTTCCGTCGCAATCTTCTTGACCGCCAGCGCAACCCCGGCAGCTATAGCGGCCTTCTTCATCCCCGCAAACGCGGACGAGACCTTCCCTTGCGCCTGGACGGCCTGCTGCTGCATCCCGCTTATCTGCCGCCTTGCCGCCGACACCTCACGGTTCAGCCCGGCTGTTTGGGCTGTGATGATGACCTTCAGCTCTTCAATTGTCATGGTTTTTCACCGCCCTTTTCCGGTTATGCGCTTCCGCATACCGTACCAGCCGTTCCTTCATGACCCGCCAGTCTTGTACCTCATCGGGTGGATCGATCAGCCCCGGGTACGCCTCGTGCGGACGCGGCATTTTCCCGAAGCACGCGCTGGAAATGAGCGCGGCGAGGCGGTAATCCATCACCGCCCGCTCCCGGATTCTGGCCGTTTCCCGCCGCCCGTAGCTTTCCAGCCGGTCCCGGATTTCGGCAACCGTCGATTCCCAAAACTCTTTAGGGGTCATCCCGGCGTCCAGCGCCGACGGATACGCCCCCATCAATAACGCCTCAAACGTCTGCGGGGCTATTTCCCCGCTTTCGCGTTTTTTGAGGGCCCCTCCGTCTTGCCGATCAAGCCGGACACCTGGAAAACCTCGATCACAACCGGGACAATATCCGACAGGTTATGCCCCTCGTCGATATATTCATCATAGAGGTCACAGACCGCCTCTTCCGTGTACCCATGTTCCAGGGCTTGCAAAGAGGCGTGGAGCACCGCTATAATCTCCGATACCGTGGGCAGCTCCCCGCCCTGGACGCCGGTAAACACGGACAGCGGGTTCTTTCCGAGTTTCTTTTCCAGGGCGATCACCGCACGGGTTGTCAGCCTCAATTTCAGCGTCTTGCCCCCTACGGCAAGTTCCGTATACAGCATGTCAATACCTCCTAAAATAATGCGAGAGGGCCGTTTTCAGGCCCCCTCGCCGGTGTTACGCCGTGGGGTTGGTGACGACCATATCACTGTTCAGGCTGATCGTCGCCGTAAAGGTCAGGGCCGCGTTGACGGCGGCGCTGTCGATTTTGGTGGACACCTGCCCGGAAAACGCGAACCCGGTCCCGTCCGGCAGCTCCACCTTGTAATCCGCCACGGTCCCCGCCTCTTCATATCCCCGCAGGATGCGGTAGGCGGAACCCTCGGTATTTTCGTAGAGGAACTTAAACGCCAGGTCCCCGTAATCCTTAACCCCGTCAATGTATTTCCGGGAGGCGTCCGCCAGGGTGGTCACGTCTACCTTTTCCGGGGTGCCCCCCATCTCGGGAACCTCCATCAGCAGGGGCAGCTCCGCGAACTGCGACGCGGCCCCCGCCTTACTGCTCAGTTTGACATCTTTGCTCAAGATTCCAGCCATATCAAAAACTCCTTTACCACGATTTGTGTTCTTGGCCGGTCGCTTCGCAGGTGATGACCCTGCAAAACCGGCCGTTTGCCGCCAGCTCCCCGCCGCCGGTAATCGACCAGCCCATCCGGCGCAGCACGGTTTCCGCCCCGTCCGCGTACCGGTTCAGGTCCTTCCGGCCCGTCGTCCAAACACGCACACGCACCTGTATCCCGGTATACTGCATCCCGTTTACCGCGTGGAGGTCGCGCCGGTCTGTTTCGGCGTAGGTGATGCACGGGACAGGGGTGCCGCTTGCTTCGGCCGGTTCCGCGTAGGTGGGAAGCACGGTTTTCAGCCCTTTGACGAGCTCCGGCGCATAGTCGATCATCCTTTCACATCCTTCCGGACGCCTTCAGCGATCAGCTCGGCCACTTGGTCCATGTTATCCCGCAGGGCGGGGCCTAGAAACGGTTGGGGCTTCTGGCCGCTGGTGGTATGCCAATCCCCTTTCGCGTCCTGATACCGCCACGGGACATCTGTCCGCCCGTCCCCGTTCACGGCAAACAGGCCGGTTCCCATCTCGACATAGGGGCCGTATTCCTTATTTGTGCCCACGATGCCCACCGGTTCGTCGGCGGGTCCGGGCGTCTCGCTATGGATGGATTGCTGCAATTCCCCGGTATCCACCGGGCATTTGTCCGCCGCCGCAGCCTCCACCAACCGGCAGGCTTTCCCGATCCCACGGCGCAGACCCGCCCCCCGCTCGATGCGGGAGAGGGTGGCCATCAGGCTATCCATGCCTTTGACAACAACGCTCACAACCCACTCCCCCAATCCGTCAGCAGAAGCCGCGTCATCCGCCCCGGTAAGACCTGGAGTACCTTTTTCATGTCCTCGCCCACCTGGAGGATATGCCGGTCCGTGATGTCCGTCCTCCAGGTCAGGGCGATATAGGACGCCTCGGAATAATAGGGGTTGTCGGTGTTCCGCCGGTCATTGACGTAGACAGCCGCCAGGATATCCCCGTCCGGCTCGGATGTGCCGATCTGGCCGTATTCGTCCGGCTCGCCGGATATCACATGCAGCGGGTATTTCCGCATTGCCGCCTCGATCACAGGATCACCAGCTTCCGATACCGCCGCAAAACGCTCCGTATCTCTTCCGGGTATCCGTCCAGGTAGCTTTCGGACACGCCCGAAAACCCTTGGGACGCCACGCCCTCGGCGCCGTACCGGTTGAGCTTGACCAGGGCCATATTCACAACCGCGCTGCCCAGCGGGTCCGGGATGTCGTCACGGCGGCAATACCCTTTTGCCTCCTGCGTGGATTCTTCCAGCAGGAGGCTAAGGTATTCGTCGGAGTAGTTCGACGCCCGCTCGCGCAGCAGGATTTTCAGCTTTTCAAGCGGTGTCATAGTCTCCTCCTTACGCGGTCGCCTCGGTGATCTTGACGATTTTGGTGGCGTCGGTCAGAGCTACCAGCATGACCTTCCGTCCAAAAACAAAATTTTGGCGTTTGTCCGCGTCCCGCTCCTGCTCGATCTCGCTGCCCTTCTTCACAAAGCAGGTGACCGCTTCGCGGGTTGCAAGGTACAGGGTCTTATCCGGTACTGCTTTAGAAATGGTAACCGGGACACCGCACACCGTGCCAATATAGCCGGTACGGGCAAAACTCTCCGAATATTTCAGGTTGTCACCGAGAGCTTTGCGAAGAGACGCTTGCATCCCCGGGGTGGTCATCAGGAAAAACCCGCTTTCATCTTCCGTGTTCAACTTTGCGATTGCGTCGACAATGGTGTCAAAATTGGGGCTCCCCCCCTTGGTGTAGGTAATTGCCAGCGTAGCTTTTCCGAACTCCGCAATCGCCTTAGCGGTCAGGTCGTTGGTCATCTTCTGGGAAATCGCCCGCATACCCATATCCACCACCATGGGATCGGTCATTTCCTGCTCGTCATAATAAGAGAATTTCCCCTGCGTAACTTTAACCTCATATTCCTCTTCGGAAAATGACACGGTGATCTCAGACGAGTTTCCAGTCCCCATGGCCAGATCCTGCACGTTTCCGGTAGCTGTATATTTGTGAATCGTCTTCTTCATGCCGGGGGTGGCGGTCAGGCTATTATCCACCGTCATGTAGCTGTTCAGATCAACTGCCGTGGTCAGCAGGTTTTCCAGCTTGTTTTCAAGAACAAAATTCTCATAAATGGTGTGCGCCATTTCTGCATCTCCTTTACTGTGTGAGCTGTTTATACAGCTCAGGGTTTTGTTTATATAGCTCTTGCTGTTGCATTACCGTCATGCGTCCGAACGCCGCCTTGTCGATGGACTGATCTGGCGGGAGATTCCGGCGGGGGGTTGACCCTGCCAGACGCTTTTCCACCTCGGCCTTGACGGAGGCTTTGAACTCCTTTTCCAGATCGTTGATGTTATCCATCATGGTCTGAGCGTCGGCGGCCACTACAAACCTGACCAGACCAGGGCGGATCCCCTTCTCGGACAGGATTTTCAAGGCCTCGGCGGTGTTTTCAGCCACGGCCAGACGTTCTTCCCGCTCCGCCAATTCCCGTTCCTTCTGTTCAAGCTGGTATTGGGCTTTCTGCTCGGCGGACATGGCGGCCAGCTTTTCAGCCTCCTTCACGGCGGCCTCCTTCTGCCTTTTCGCCCGCTGCATGGCTTCGTTGACCCGCCGGTCGGCTTCCTGCTGCAAAAGCTGCTCGACCTCTTCTTTGGTGTACGTGCTCTTTCCTTCGGTTTCGGTCGGTTCCGTCGCCTGGACGGCCCCTGTGTTGTTTTCTTCCATTGCTATTGCTCCTTTCGGTTGCGCCGCATGGACGCCCCCGTGTGATTTGGCGTTGCGCCGCTTGAACGCCCCGCCGTTTTTGGGTATAAAAAAGCACCGGCAGCGGCGTCCCGCTCCGATGCTCCTTTATCTGGTTGTGTTACTCCACCACGTCCGGGATGGATTTCCCCGTCCGCAGGCATTCCTTGATATACCCGACAAACTCGTCATAGCTCATGGCGCTGTATAGGATTTCCGCGTAATCGTCCGGGTCTACACCGTCGTGTTGGTCCTCGTACTGGTCATATAGCCGGCTAAGTTCATCCGTCCATTGCCCATCCCACATTCAAATCAGCTCCTTCAGGGTTATTGTAGCACGTTCCGTGAAGCGTGGGAAGAGGTCATGGAGCACAGACAAGGCCGCCGGGTTGTTTTCATACAGCATCCGACCGAATTGTGCCCAGGCTTCCCGGGGGAGGCTGTATTTGCTACGCTTCCAATATTCGACACTGTGATAATACCCCGCATTCAGTCTCCCCTCTGTCAGACCGCTGAGAATGTCTGAAATCCCTCTGTACTCCGGTTTGACTTTCCATTTGCCTCTTGGCGTCTGCCTCCATATATCCGGATACCGGTCCATGAGATATCCTAGCAAATTGCCGCCGCTTTCCACTTTCAGCCGGCGGAAATCCCGGTCAAGGGCCTTTTGCAGCTCCCCAGCCTTGGATATCCCGTTTTTATCGTCCAGCCGGTGGAACAGCTCGTGGGCCAGGGTGGAAGGCTCCGATTTTGGATTGAGCTCTACCACGTCCACGCCCCGCAGATATTGGGAGTTCCTTCCCGCCGTCAGGTGGACGGATACAAAGGGGAGTGTGGCGGTTATAACGGTTCTGACATCCTCGTCGGCGTTTTCCAGGCCCGCCTTAAATGGCGTCCGGATTTCCGGAGGCAAGGCGTCAAAACCCTGGACCGTCCCACCGGTTACGGTTTCCTGTACCTTGCGTTTCAGCTTGTCGGTAATGTCCCCCTCGTACTGGACGGGTTCTTCCAGCTTCCGGGGCGCTTCAGCCGACCTCCTGCTAACCGGCTGCGCCTCTGTACCATCCTCAAACGTCACAACGGCCACAATCCGGCCCCGGCAATTCGGATGGATGGGCGGGAAATTCACGCCTGGATGCCGTTCCGATAGCCGAAACGTCTTGCCGTTGAGCCTCCCGCATTCGTCGCAGGTCCGCCCGTCGGTTGCGTTAACGAACTCGTATTTATCATATCCTTCCCGCTCTAAAGCAGCCGCCTCCGCCTCCGCCTGGACGTGGGTGGTCTCGGTGCGGGCGATCCGGGAGGCTTCCCGGTATCCCACCCCCATATCGGCCATTAGGGTCTTTGTCAGTTCATCGGTTTTGACACCACGGATAATCCCGTCCACCATGCCCTTCTCAAGCCGCTGCTGCAAGGCCGCCTTATTCTTCCATATCCTGTCACTCCAGTTCTCCCCGTCGGCACACCATATCCGGTTAGCGATTGCCTCCGCCTGTTCACGGGGCAGCACCGCCCAGGGCGAATTTTTGGCCGCGTCCGGAAGGCCGGAAATGGTGTTTTTGTCCACCAGCTTCGCCACTTCCCGCAGCTTGTTCCCCGTGGCCTCGATCTCCTGCCCACCCAGCTCACGCAGCCGTTTATGGATTTTGCTTTGCAGGTGGTACATCCTGTCCAGCCGGTACAGATCATTGGGTCTGACCGGCTGGTCCCCGGCTTCAGCCAGCAGCTTGTTATACAGCCCTTCGGCCTCTTTGGTGATGTCGGCGGACGCCGCCCGGTAATACTGCCGCAGACGGGTTTCCAGCTCTTCCACCGTCTTGTCCCCGATCCGCTGATTCTGACGGGACAGCCGGTCCGCCCAATATTCAGCGTTCCTCTTGCTCATTCACGCCGCCCCCGCTCTCGCCGGTGGCCGGGTCCCCGAACCCGTACAGCTCCATGTTTACGGTCTTTTGATCCGCTAAAGCGTCCAGCTCCGCATCCACGTCCGTGACAAACGGCAGCAGGGACAGCAGCGTCTTGTCCGATACCACCCCGCGCAGGGAATTGACCAGGGCCACAAGCTCGTCATAGTTGACCGGGAGGTTCCGGCCGATGACGATCTCCACGTCCCGCCATACCTCTTCGCCGCCCGTCAAATGGAGGATGTCACATATCAGCTCGATCCGCTTTTGCAGGGCCTTGACCATGTTGGATTCGATGGCCGCCGCCGCGTTCTCAAACCCCAGCAGCCTATACCGCAGCGCGATCCCGGACGAGACACCGAAGGATTCCTGCGAAAAGTCCGGGCTGTTGGCAATCTTGTGGATGGTGTCGTTGATGTTCTGGAGCATGTTCTGGATTTGGGTATCGGACACCGATTTCGTCAGGTATTCGGCCCCGCCCCCTTCCGGGATCACCAGCGCCCGGTTCTCCTTCATGGCCGCTATGGTTTCTTCGTCCGCGTCCATGCCGGTCAATACCAGATACGCGTCGCAAAATGCCTCGAAGTCGTCCACCTCACTGGACAGCAGGGTGTTATAGGCGTCTTGCAGGGACATGATCTTAAAAAATACCGGCACCTCGTCCGCGTTGAGGGAAAACACCGTCACAGGGACCTGTCCATACGGATGTGGCTCCGTCCCAATCGGCTGGAACACGCTGTAGGTCCCGTCGCTGGAATACCGGACCGTCTCGTATGGGGTCAATACCTCGATGATATATTCCGGCGTGGCGTCAATGGCCCCGGCGGGATATACCCGGATGAAATACATCAGGTTCCGGGTGATCGTGTTGTCGTATACCGGGATCCCGTCCAGGGTGTCCAGCACGTCAAACCGGGCCTTGCCGTCCTCGTCTATGTATTGCAGCTCATACGCCCGGCCATAGATCAGGGCATTTCGAAGCAGGTCGGAATCCTTTGATTTCACGTCGTTGTATTTTAAGACTTCCTGGATACCGTCGATGTTGCGCTCGGATTTGTACGTCACCGGCTTCCCACCCAGGTATCCGGCGTAATTGCATACGATGTTGTCGCAGTAGTTGGTCACGATATGGTTACAGGGCTTCGACGGGTCACTATATGTCTTGCGCAGGATATCCTGTTTCCCATCGAAATAATCCCGGTACTTCTTCAGCTTCACCCGCTCGCCCGTCTGGTATTGCTGTAGGATTTTCCGGAGCAGCTCCATAGACATGTCCGTGCCCGGTTCCAGCAAAAACATAATAATCACCCCTCACAGCCCCAGCAGGGCCTTGTTGATCGTCCGCAGCTTATCCATGCCCGCCACGCTCTGTAACCCGTACCGCACGGCGTCCAGGCAATGGTTATAGGCGTCCTCCGGTTCATTGATATACTCGCCGGTCTTGCGTTCTTTCTTCCACGTGTAGTTCTCGGTCTCTTCGAGCGTGTGGGTGCAGCGCTCGTCTATCACGATCCGCTGCTGGTTGATCCACTGGATCCCATGCACCACACTGTCCGGGCCCTTTCTCGACGGCCTGATCCGGTAGACCCCGGCCCGTTTGATCTCGGCGATGCTCTTTTGCTCCGCGCAATCCGCTATGATGACCTCTTTTGACAATCCAAGCTCGATAATCCGGGCGGCGATCTCGTCATTGAGCATCCCGGTTTTGACGTATTCCCCGGTTATGTAGATAGTATGGGCCGCCTCGGACCAATACCCCCACACCAGCGCCGATGGGTCGTTGACGTAGCCAAAATCCAACCCCACCCACAGCTTGGCACCCTGCACCTCGTCCGCCGAAACGATCCGGCGCTCGACGCACGGATATACCAGCCGGTCCAGCGTCGCAAACTCCCCCAGGGCGTAAATGCGGTAATACGCGGGGTTGCGGTGCTGCATATCCTCGAGCGTGGCACAGTATTCCGGCGGCAGGAACCGGTTGTCCTTGTAATTCGTGTGCAGGATCAGGGCCCCGGCAGGCGGCTGCTCGAAAAAATACCGGTATACCCAATTGGCTTTGGATACCGGGTTGAACATGAGGTATATTTGCGGGTCCGGGTCGGGTGGCCGGAGGCGGAGGGACAACTGAGTGAAATCCTCCTCCGTCAGCTCCGTCGCCTCTTCGATTACAATGTCCGTGATCCCGGTGATGGATTTGATCTTTTCGCGGTCGTCCAGGCCCTTGAACAGAATCAGGGACCCGTTCGGCAGCTCGATCCGGAAATCCGACCGGTTGACCCTGGAGGACCGCAGAAGCCCGCATTCGGCAAGCTGGTCCAGTGCGAGCTGGTACACGCTGTCCCGCAGGGTGGCCCCCACTTTCCGGATCACCAGCACCTTCCGGCGGAGGTTTAGGGCCTTGAGGATGACCTTTTGAAACGCCCCGTAGCTTTTCCCGCTCCCGGCGCCGCCGTAATACACTTCCAGACGGTGGGAATAGTCGTCGATGTGGTCATACACCCAGCCGTTGAACGCCTCCGGGTTCAGCCGTTTAGCCATCCTTGAACCACTTGCTTTCCGTCAGCGTGACTTCCTGGCGGTCGATAAACCCTCCGGCAGCTCTGGCGCGCAGTTCAGAGGCTTTTAAACGGTCTTTGGGGTCCTGCTCTTCACTCCGCATGATATCCGTCCAAAAGGCGTTGATCTCCGCCATATCGGCAATCCTGGGGGCTTCCAGCACGGCGTCGCGGTCGGTGATATACTCCTTAAGTTTTACTAAGTTCTGAGAACCAATCACGTCATGATTCTTCCCGCGATACCCCGCCAGCCTCGCCGCCTCGGTGGCGGTATGTCCCTGCTTGTAGTAATCGATCCATGCCTGTTGCTTTGCAGTCAGTTTCATTCCGTCCACCTCCAAGGCATAGAAATAGAGCGACCAGTTTCCCGGCCGCTCTTTCAGCGGTTATAGTGTATCACGAAAGTACGTCCCCTGTGTGACCCTTTTTTCAAACATATCCTTTTTCCAGTGCGAGAAGGTAAAAGAACAGCCTTCGCATATCATAAAACTTGCGTCGCCCACAGCTCACCGGCAGGTATTCCCACGCGATCCCCAGGGTCACATTCTTTAAAAGGCTCTGCGCGTCTCTGCCGGCCGCCTTGTTTGCCGCCCGCTCGATCATGTCGATATCTTGGGAGAGGACGGCCGCCCGCTCCGCTATCCGTCCGGTCGGGTCGCCCGGCCCGCTCCCGGACGGCATCCCTGTGATTTGTGGGCTTCTATAGGGGCTCTGCAATTCCCGCAAGCGCCTCTTTTTGTCGGGATACTGCAAACAGAAATTGTGCAATTCCCGGTACGCATATTTCCCGATACTGTACCGCTCCATTTTTAGGTCCCGCTGTTTCAAGGCTTTTTCCCTCCATACTTTGCCGCAATGTAGCACAGGGACACAAATCCGCCCACCAACCCGAATACAATGATTGCCGTTATCATTACCGCTTGCATTCTTCTGCCTCCTATTCTCTCATCCGATCGTATATCGTTGTTTCCCTCGGCTGAATCACTGGCGGATCGTCGAAGTCCTCCCCGTTCTCTACTACAGGAGGCGTATTGTCCGCCGTCTGCCGGTGGCTTTTTGATGTTACGGTATAAGTCTTGCACATTGACCGGATACGGTCACAGATACGGTCCCCCAGCTTTTGCCGCAGTTCGTTGATGTTCGAGTTGGTTGTGATGACTACGGGGGCACAATCGTTATACCGGTAGTCGATGATTTCAAATAAGCGTTCCCTCGCCCAATCGGTAGTTTTTTCCGCTCCCACATCATCCAGGACCAGAAGCCCGGCCTTTTGGCATTGCTCCATGATTTGTCTAGTTCCTCCGTCGCTGTCATATGACGACCGCAGTTGTTCCAGAAGGGGAACCGTTCCCACAAAATAGGCGTCGCAGTATGGCAGCAGACCACAAAACAGCCCATCGCTTGAATGTTCCGCGCTGCTATCTGGAATTTGGATATAGTCCACCACGGCATTGATAATCGCGGCGGCCAGATGGGACTTCCCGCTCCCGACGCCTCCAATCAGCAAGAGGCCGGTTCCGTCGTTTTTCCTCTCTATGTACTCTTTGGCAAACTGCCTGGCAGCCTGGAACGCTTCTTTTTGCCCTTCGTCCGCCTGGTAGTTCCGGAAACGCTGCTGAACGGCGCGTTTGCTCAAACCCGCCCGCCTCCGCAACTCCGACCGGATAGCCTCTCTTCCGGCCAGAATGCGACCGGCCCGCTCCCGCTCCCGCTTTTCAGTGACGCAGGGGCATTCTAGCGGCATATCGTATTCGCATCCCATCATCTCCACATGCCCGTATACGATCGGTTTCCCGCAATATCGGCACTTCTCGGTATCGCTGGCCGTGGTATAGCTGTAACCATCCATGTTCATTCCTCCCATCCCGTATTTGCATACCGGGAAGGATCGGTATAGTCGGGTTGAGCCGAACCCGCCCGGTTGTCATAATTCCCTTCCAGGATTTTGGTCAGGTTAGCCGGTTTCAATATCCAGTCAAATCCGCAGGTCCATTTCTTCACCCTGCCGGATAGGAAATCCGATCTTTCCACTTTTTGAAATAAGGCTTCAAACCCGCCGTTGCCTTCCAGTGTTTTAGTTGCTTTTTTAATCGCTTTCTTTCGCGGCTCGGTGATGCTCTTGATTTTTGGCTGGGAAACGCAGATTTGGTTAAAAGAATCCATGATTGATTGGAAATCCATCGGCGCGGGGGCTTCGTCGTCAGACGTAAGAGTATCTAATTCTTTCTCTATCTCTATCTCTTTCTCTATCTCTTTCTCTTTCTCTGTGTTACATGTAACACTTTGTAACGCACAATGTAACTCTTTGCCGTTACATTGTAGCGTTTTTGCAGCTTTCCGTTCTCGAAAATTCCGAACACGAGCCGCTGAATCACACTCGCTGTCCATATTTCGGACAGCTTCAGACAATACATATTCGTCATCGTTGACAATCTCGATCAGGTTATGCTTTTGCAGGAAAAGAAGGGTCACTTGTACGTCGTCCGTTGCCTCGTCCAGCTTCAGAGACAGTTCTTCTTCGAAAGTATCCTCTACGTTTTCAAACAGAAGAACTCCGTCGTTTCGCAAGCTGAGAAGCTGCATTTTTAGATAAATAATCGTGTATGTATCTCCTCCGGCCATTCGGCGCAGCTTTTTAATGACCGCCTGATCGAAAAAGTCTTCCCGCAGCTTCAACCACCAAAATCGTTTTGTTCTCTCGCCCAATGGTTTGCCCCCCTAAACTTTCCGCCCTCGGACAACGACATCAATACAAGCCTGCCGTGCTGCCAATGAAATCAATAAATCGACTTCATCACGGGATATCATTTCAAACTTGACATACGCAATATCTTCGTCATGAAATTTCCCGTCACACACAAGCACATCATACATATCACTGTTTTCCATTTACTCACCTTCCCGCAATTCCCGAATGGCCTTCTCGGCCTCAAATATGTAGTCGTTCGTTATTGTTGAAAGGACTTGATAGTGCCTATAGGAGACAGTATAAAGGTAGCATGGATCCATCCCGTCAAAAATGTCTTCACTCAAACACGCTAGAACGGCTCGGGCCCGCTCTACCTTTCCGAGTATTTCAGATATCTTACTATCCAGTTCAATTTCGGTCATCTCTGGCCCCTCCTAATCATTATGTAGGTACAGATATTCGACATACTTATAAATCCGTTTGACCAGGGGGAGGTTGTTGATTAGGTAGAGAATATCAGTTATTCTGCCCAGCAGCATGACCTCTTCAGTCTCTTTTTCATTTGCCAAACACCAATTTCCTGTAAGCCCCTGAATAAACCAGTATACCAGTGAGACATGCTGGGGTTCCATTTTCGTAATGGCCCGCACCAATTGGGCTTTAATCCATTCCTGATCGGTCATGCTCATACTTTGTTCCTCCATTCACCCCTAATACGGCCCCAGTCCGGAACATTTCACAGATAGCGGCGGTTATTTTCTCCGGGTTTCGTCTTTTATGTATCTGCTCCGCCAGTTTCCGGATGTTCGGAGGTATCGCCTCCCATTGCCGCCGTTTCTTGTCCGCCTCTATGTCGGCCAGAACCCGGAAAAAAGTATCCAGCTTTGTACGGTTGGACGCATAGCCGGTATAGGTTCCGTCTTCATACTTAAAACAAGCCCTTTGCCCTGGGGCTAGATGGAACGTTATGCCCCCACATTCAAAAGTTTCGCTCATATCAAATTCCCCCTTGTATTTGCCGGGAGGCCATGGTATAATCACCACAACGGCCGGTTCCGGCTGTGTTTTGTGCGTCTGTGGTTTCCTTGGTCGGGGACACAGACGCTTCTTTTTGCACTTTTTCCAGGTTTAAAGCACGGGCCAGCAGCTTCGCGGCGTATCTTTCATCATTCCGTCGCATAATGAATAGGATTTCCCGCTCGTTTGGCTCCAGCAGTTCTATACCGAAAGGCCGCGAAAAGGCGTCATCAAGAAAGAGAAATGAACCGTTTATTTTTTCAAATACCTTTTGCGCGAGCGTTGTCCATCTTTCCCAACAATCGCAGAAACTCTTAAAGCTTGTGTCGCTCTCATCCGGGGTCATCCATTTGTATTCATCGCGCTTTATTCTGACACTCAAGATCCCATCGTTAAGTGCCTCCATAAAAGCCCTGGCTTCCCTTAGTTCTTCATACAACGCATCAAGATCTTTGATTTCCACGGTTTATCCTCCTTCATTCTGGCATAGCCTTTATTTGCCCTTGCAAGCCCATTTCCTGGGCTTTTGCGTCCCGCTCGGCCTTCCACCTTTCAAACCGTTCCCGGTTCTCCGGGACGGCATAGAAGCGACGTATGGCCGCTAGGGTGTCACGGGCAAAATACTTCATGACGTGATCGGGGACTTCTTCGGGTTTGATATGTACCGACATGATTTTCACCACCTGTGTATTTGTTGTGTTTATTGCGAATTTAGTGCAATTAATTCAAAATCAATTGAAATTTGCAGGGCGGTGTGCTAGTATTTGGTCGAAAGGAGTGGTAATGTGAAAAAAATCTTAGTGGTACTACTTGCGGCGGTGTTGTCTTGCAGTTTATCTGGATGTTTTTTGGCACTATTGGGGGATTCTTCGGAGACAAGCAAAACTATAACAGATGTATCTGGCGCTTCAGATGGCCCATCCGCAACCCAGGAAAAACAGGTCGCAAAAGTCGGGCAGACTGTTACCGGAGAAAAGTGGGCTATATCCTTATTGTCTGCTAAAACTTTTACGGAGATCAAGGACGAGTATTACACGGACACTCCGGAGGAAGGAAAGATATATCTCGTGCTTTTCTTTGAGGTCGAAAATGTCTCAAATGAGGATGATTACTTCAACTACTTCAATATCGAAAGCTATGTCGATGGTTATAACAGTTCTATAAAGATCATAATGAATAAGCCTGATGGAGTAGGCACCCTGACCGGCGATATTGCTGCCGGAAAAAAACTTAAAGGGCAGCTCACTTGGGAGGTGTCTCCTAGTTGGAGTGAATTAGAAGTGTCCTATAAAGACAATGTTTGGACCGGAAGCAAAGCAGCGACATTCAAGGTCACGCCGTCTGATCTAACCGCATAAGGCTCCTTCCCGCCGCCCTCCCCGTGAGGGCGGTTTTCTCAATTCCCCAAAATCTCTTTGAATTTTTCAATGGCTTTGGAGTTATACCGGAACGAATCAACCTCTTTGTTTGAGTGCGGGGATTTGTCGTGATACCACTTTCCGTATGCATCCGTTTTAAGACCGTTTGCGTTCGCTATAAGCCCTATTCTCTGGGATGTGACACCGAACATGTCCCCGATCTCCCCGGCCTTGTAATGCCTCTCGCCAGAGGTGGGAAGGGGAAGCACCGGGACGCCAGCGAGAGCTTCGCTTGCGTAACTGGCGCAAATCTGCTTGAATTCAGGCACATTGATTTGACTGGCGATCTTAGTCCACTGTGCAGCCACACGGGCACGGGCGTTCATGTGCTTTGCTTCAATGGCCATTTGCTTGGATTTGTCGGATATGTAGGCCCCGTGCTTGCGAATGGAGGGGAGGACATCATGCGTCACCCAACGGCGGAAAGGAACGGCCTCGGGCTTATCAGAACGCAGGATAACGTTGTATAGGCCGGATTCGTTGATGATCCAGGATTCGCCGGATAAGCCGCCTAGATTAAATCTAGTCACCTCGTCACCGTCAAGGCGCTTTGCCACATCGGTTGCGTTTTTTACATCCAGTACTTTGCAAACATCGGTCAGCACCCACCAGATGCCGTCCTCCTTCTCAATGGTTCGGATTTCGTTATCGTTGTAGTTGAAAATTTGAAGTTCGTTCATAGTTCATTCTCCTTTCTCGATGATGTCCGCTGGGTCGACCCCAAGCGCCTTAGCAATGCGCCCCAGCGTGGAGGGCCGAACGCTCTTGCCTACAATGACATTCTGTACCGTAGGCCGCGGAAGCCCAGCGGCGGCGGGAAGGTTCCTACTCTCCATACACGCCCGTGCCATCGCCAGTTCCAGCTTTTTGCGGTCTGCTTTCATGTTCTCACCTCACATATTCATTTGATTGCATGACATAGCATAACATACTCGTTTGATTGTGTCAAGCGTAAAAATAATAAAATTTCTATTCATTTGATTGTTTTCTTAACCTGTTTATGGTATGCTATTTAAAGAGGTGATTTCATGGTTATAGGCCAGCGTATAAAAATGGCCCGCAAAAATCAGGGGCTTACACAAAAAGAATTAGCAGAACGCGCAGGAACAGCTATAGGTACAATCCAGCAATATGAACTTGGAAAACGACAACCCCGCATGGATCAGCTTCAAAAAATCGCGGCCGCCCTCGGGGTGTCTATCTCAGACCTGATCGGGTATAGTGATTTAAAACTTAAAAAAGAAAACGCCTCCGAATCGGATTATACCGAATCGGAGGCAGAGATTAAGGAACGGGTAGATGCCTTAACAAAGACTTTTGAATCGTGTGGATATATAGCCCCTGGAGGCGATTTGACAGACGAGCAACTTAGGTTCTGTATGGCATTAGTTGACTTTCTCGACAAATATTTCGGCGGATAAGGTGCTTAAGAGGCACGTCACAGGTTCTGAATTTTTCTTTTTTCCTATGTATTTAGCCAGTTTTTCAATATTACTTTGATTCCCTTTGTTTTCATGACCTGCAATCTTATTTTTATTATCCATCACACCGGCGCCCCCTCTCCGGCCAAGGAGCCTTGGAGCATGTCCCACATGCGCCGATGCATCCGCACCCGCTCGTGATCTCGGAGGCATAAATATAGAGCGTCGTACCATCGCAAATCCATTATCTTATGTTCCGGGTGTATAGTCCATCTTCCAGACCATAAAGCCTTAAATAAGGCTCTCGACACAAATTTTTCTGGCGTTGACATGGCACGACACATAAACGACCCCTCCTTATTTTTCCAACAGCAGACGCCGCAAGTCTGCCATCAACATTTATTCGACCATATTTTACAAATCACTACAGGTAAATGTTGCCAATGTCCGACAAAATTACTACAT